AAAACCCCGCCGTAGCGGGGTCATGGTTCAGTCGTTGATTACGGCCTAATTGCCGTCGTTCTGGTACAGACCACGGAAGTCGAGCGCAGTGGCAGCCGCATCAATGCGGACCTTGTACTCGATGCCATCCTGTTTCCATCCGTCTTGCGACTCCAGGAATGGCGTACTGTTGCCGTCGAGGAATGCCACTTCAACCGTGTCGCGAGTGCTTTGATTCGCTGCCATGTACCACTGCAGAGGATCATCAGCATCGAGGCGCGGATCTGCGACCGGAGTAAACCGCCCTTGAACCGTGTTGCTGGTTAGCGTGCCTGCCGTTCCTGCCGGATCATACTGTTCGCCAGCGATCTTCTGAGCGGTGAACTCCAGCGCTTTCGGGCAGATCAGATAAGCCGGCGAAATGTTCAGCGTATTGCCAGCCGGATCGGTCTGCAGTGCCATTGCCGTGATTGCCGTTTCCACCGTTGTGACACTCGGAGCAGCACCAGAGCCCGGCGCAACCAGGTTGCTGTGGTCGGCATGGAAAATAGCCGTGCTGTCCTGGTTCATTGCGGCATTGGTCGTCAGAACGCCATAGGCCAAATCGCCGACCTTGCGGTTGGCTGCAGCTCCCATACGACGCGGCGCCATGGTAAAGGCGTCGAGGTCGTCATTGATGAGCGCCTGGCGACTGATGTTGAACAGCTTGCCATAAGTCAACAGGGTCAGCGTTTCTTTCAGGTCGGAGAACGTACCGTATTTGTACTCGCCATTCTCATAAACCAGATCGAGATCGCCAAACGTCGACATATTCACGCGGCTGCTGGTACGGAAGTCAGGCAGCGTCCCCTGACGGCACCAGATCTGCCAGGTTTCCTCGGCTTCCTCGAAACCAACCAGAAGCGCCTTATTGGCGACATTCTCCAGGAGGTTTGAAAAGTCACTGGTTGTATGGCTGATGATACCGGCGCGGGTAATGGCTTCGCCCATCAACTGGAGCTTAGAGCTAAGCCCGGATGTTTTCGCACCGGTCAGCTGCAGGTATGCCCTGGCCAGTTCCATCATACCCATGGAATGGAACTCGTTGCCGCGCGCTTCGCGGATCACTTTCTGATCCTTTTCCAGGCCGCCTTTAATCAGCAGGCTCTGCTCGGCGCCTTCCATGTACTTATCGATAGCGTCCTGGCCAGCAGCGTTCTGCATGCCACCAGTGCCAGCCTTGCGTGCAACGTGATTGAAGCTGACGGCATCCAGAGAACCGGTGTCCTCGCGCTGCAGGTAATCGGTTGCGATCGGGTCGGGGTTCTCGCCGCCGATTAGTTCCAGCAGTGCGTCCTTTGCCCGGTCGATCGATGTGTTACTGTCGATGCAGGCATTCATCAGGTCGCTGTATTCCGCGCCACGATCGATATGCAGTGCGAACACATTGCGGATGCCTTTGATCCTGGCACGCTCGATCTTTGTGCCTGCCTTTTTGCCTTTCGCCTCGATCTGACGGCGTGAAAGCGTGAAGTCTGCAACGTTGATGTCATCGTCAGACTGTTCTGCGGCTTCACCGCCGCCGTTACCTTTGTCGTCGGCCATGATGCCGTCTCCTTCTGTTGTAGCGGAACTCCCGCCGTTGTTTTCCCGCTTGACTCCGACATTTGCATCGGCCCCCAGCGGAACAAATGAAACTTCGTTGACGGACCAGGACCGCGTAATATATGTCCCGTCCTCCTGTTGTTCCGGCTCTTGCAGAAACGAACCGCCGACGCTGACATCAGTCAACACCCCGTCTTGAACGTCCTGCCACTTTTCCTGCGCTAGTGGGCTGTTGCCGAAATAAGCCACGCCGCGCAGGACTTTGTCCTTAGTGCTGAGCTTGATGTCTTTCACCCGGCCCAGCATTTCGTCACCGTGCCGCCAAAGCAGCGCCAGGCCATGCTCTGCGTTGCGCGACAGGTCAATAGCTTTCTTGGTGTGCAGCAGGGTATTAGTCCCCCACCAATCGCGCACCGGATTCTCTGAGCTGATCGCAATCGGCACCGTGCGCTTTTCTTCGTCGATGTGCTCGCGCTCGATATGCGCTACACGCTCGAACCCTTTACCTTTGAGTAATTCCATTAAGCTGCCTCGCTATCCTCTGTCTCGTCGTCGTCTGATTCGGTGTCGTCGCCTTCTTGGTCTGTCCCGCTTTCTTGCTCTTCCTCGAACGCTGCGCCAGGTTGCAGGGTGATCGGTCGGCGTGTTCCGCCGTCAGATTCCCATGCATCATCCACTGGCTTAGATGTTGGCGGGATACCTGCCAAGCTTCGGAAATAGTTCTCATCGTCTTCTTGAGGCGTTATCGCACCAGCCCTGACACCGACGCCATAGGCATCCATCAGCTTTTTAACGTCCTCCAATTCTTGATTGATTTCAGATCCGTCTGCGGCCTGAGTTGAGCCTAACTCTGTGGAATCACCGCCGAAGTCATCTGCCGCCATCTCTATGTCAACTTGACGTGGATTGCCGCCATGCTCCCGAATTACTTGATGCCGCGATTTCAGCCCATTGTTGATATTGCTTATGTCCGCGTCGCTTTCTTTTTTCGGATCTATCCAATCGACGCCAGGCCCGCGCATGTCTACTGCTTCATACAAATGCTGCAGCGTGATCCCGGCCGGCATGATGAACAACCGAGCGGTTACCACCATGTCGATGAAGTTTTTCCAGGTCGGCTGCATCTGCACACCGAGGAAGAAATTCAGCAGTTTTTTGTAGCCCTCGCGCGCCTCGACCAACTCCTGGCGTTGTGCTGAGTACGTGCCGTCATAGTGTTTGCTGATCGATGAATAGCTGGTACCGGTGCCAGACGCAGCCGCTCTCATCATTTCAGCGATGAACGGGCCCAGGTTTGGATTTGGGGTATCTGTGCCGACGCTGCCCAGTTCCTCGCCAACCTTGAGCCCGTCGAATATCATCCCGCTTTGCATTTCGAATGGGATATTTCCGTTAGCATCCACTTCGCCGGTATAGTCTGCCGTGCGTTTGATGAACGAAGTAAATGCGGCGTTGACCCTGGCCTTGATGCGCTCGCTTTCCGAATAATCCTTGATGTCATCCATCCGATTGATAATGCCGTGGATGATTGGCACGCCGCGAGTCTGCCGCAGCCGGCGTACAAATTTCAGATGGGTAATGCGATCAGCCGACACACGCTTGGTATCGAACGTTGTTTTACTGAATGGCACGATGACGTTGCCAGGGTGTTCTTTGTACAGGTGATAGGCCAGCGGACGGCCCCAGGCGTTCTTTTCGACACCGTGTACCATATTGTTCCCGCTGCCGTTCAGGTCCATGGGCAGATAATCGGCTTCCAACAGCTCAAGCGAATACGGCACCCGTGAACTGTGTTGAATCGTTGCCGCCGTACCCATGACGTGATTGGTTAGCACTTCACCGTCGCGCAGCCAGGACCGCACCAGCAACCGCTCGACTTCGTTGCCCGGGACTTCGCCAGTCACTTCCGGCCGGCGCCAGAACTCCAGCCACAGGTCACGCAATTGGTCATTGACCTTTGCCCACAGATCGCCGTTCTTGCGCTTGACGATTGGCTCGACTGTTAACCCGGCGCCCACCACGCGGTTTACTAAATTATCATGGATTCCTATCGTAAGATCATGATTTTCATCGAGATAACGCGCCCAGCTTCGCAGGTTCTTAACGGCGTTGTGTGTGACGCTGTCGCCGCTGTTGCCGCCGCCGCGGATGACCTTGTGGTAATTGCTCGACTGCGCGGCGTCGTAATAGCGTTTCAGATCCTCGCGCGCCTGAGCACGTTTAACCGCCCACGCGGGCGATACTGTAGCGATCAGGCTGTCGAGGTTCATTCCGGCTGAGCGCCTTTATTTGCCGGCGGGCGGCCCCGCTTCGGTTTTTCTTCGGTAGCAGGTTCCGCCTTTTCCTTGGGAGCAAGTGCCGCAATGATTGCGCCGCGCAGTTCCTCCGGCATTACGTGCTCGCCGCCTTTCATTTCCAGGCAACCAAGAGCCTTGACGATATCCTCTGTTTTCATGACCATGTCGCTATTCTCACTCCGGGGTTAGTGGCGCCACCGGCCTGCGCTGTCAGCACATCGACGATGCCTTGCCATTTATCCAATTCAGCGGACAGCCAGTCGATATCCTGACGACTGACAGACTTATCCTGATATGAAACCGTTCGCCCGCTCAGCGCGGCTTCATAGGCAGTTTCTACCAGCGCTAACTTTGCTTGTGCTTGTGCCAGTGTCCAGGCCATATCAGTATGTCCAATAAAAAACCCGCGTTGTGCGGGCTTGGTTTACGTGAAAATAGGTTGTGTGCGTTATTCGCCGACCGCCTTTAGAACGGGGTCACGCGCATAACCATAGACACGCTTATTCATGCCTGTGTTAAGCAGTGTTGTCCCTGACGGTACGCGAATTCTCACTCCCATAGCACGCAGGAATCCAACCCAGTACTCGCAATTTGATCGGTTTTCTTCCATGTTATCGGAATGCCGTATGGTGTAGTCCGCTCCGATCAAACGAATCTCTTTGACGCCGATATAAAGTGCATAGGCCAGAATCATCGGCACGCTGTTATGCAGATACCACCCTGTCTGCAGGCCAAGTGCCCTGGCGGTCTGCGGTGTAGGCTCGACGCCTTGCCGCTCTGCAACCAGCCCGCCTATATTGTCAATAACTTCTGTAAGCGGGTAATCGAAAAACCGACCCGGCCAAGTTGGTCTTTCTATGTCCATCAACTCGCTGGTGATAATCGGCCTGTCTTTCGCATAGGTAATAATGTCATCGGCATAACGCGCTGATTTTCTGCGCTCGCCTTCCAGGTCATCGAGGACAAAGGCCACATCACTTTTTACTGTTCGCAGTCCTTTGTT